GCTACTTCCCCATACCCTAGCAGCTTGGCTACTGACATTGCCATCTGCGCCAAATGTATGCCTTTTTCAATAGCATGAAACGCTTGCTGTGCTTTACTGCCTTCCTTCATCATAGACCCTAAAGACCCGAATGTTGAAGCATAAGACGACAGCTTTTCTTGCTCTTGTTTAAATACTATGTCCTTTTCGTGTGCTGCTCTAGCTTTTGATAAGCTAATATATTCTTTATCCCCCTTCTTATACTGCTTATTATTTGATTTGATTGAAGCCCCTACGGTCTTGTCCCAATCCTGTAAGCCTTTGTCCTTACGAATATTTAACTGATTTTGTGTAGTAGATATCATATCCACAGACTTAACAAACGTGCCGAAAGTCTTAAGCTGAGATAGCCCTACACTCTCCGCTGCGGCTTCCCACTGCATTGCTAAGGAGTCTAGCATTATTTGGTTTCTATTTAGGTAACTCTCGAAGTACTCATCCTCTTCCTCTATAGTTAGGCCTGTAGTAAGATTTTTCTTGTCCCCCGGCGCTTGCCCCCCTAGTATGGAAGCTGTTTTAGATTTGTTTTCTCCTTCTGAAAGGGCTTCTATAGGGGTTTGGGCGATATTGCTACCTGTAGTGGGCTTACCTAGTTTATCCACTACTAAATCCATAGATTTTTTAATACTTGTAAGTAACATTAATGAAGAATAGGCGTACGTTTCTAACGTTTTTAGATCCGCAGATATAGACACAGTTCCATAAGCTACAGGTATGGCGGGCGATGTAGAGCTAATAGCGCTACTGCTTGCACTAGCGCTAGCGCTATTTTGAGGTGCGGTCTCTATAGAAGCTGACGTGTTTTTTGAGCTGTTTACTGCTTTACCATTGTTGCCGGCTGTATTTTGACGTATTGCTTCAGTCAGCCCTGCAATTGCGCTAGTATTGGCTACTAGCGGGGCGTCTTTAGCCATGTTAGCTTTTAATAATTTATTATACTCTGCAGACATGAACTTTGCGTTAAACTTTAACTCAGCTACTTTTGCGTCTAACCCTGCCATAATAGCAGCCTGGGCTTTTTTAAGTTGGGTAATTTGAGTCTCGAACCCTTTCTCAAATAATTGTTGCTCTTCCTTTAGTGCCACCTTATGTTTATTCTTCTCGGCAGTTATTCTCGCCTCAATCGCGTACAACGCTTTAGTCTCTTTAGCTACTTTTCTTAGCGCTTTAAGCTGAGGGGCTACCTTTGTAATATTTACAACGTCTGTGGCAGCCTGTACCATAGGACCCCCAGATACTTTCTTTTCAAAAGCTTTTAGCCTACTTTGGTAATCTTTTAGTCCTGTAGCTTCTATAGAACCCTGGACTCTTTTTGCTTCTATTAAGTTCTTCTCTAACCTTAATCTAGTCTCTACTAGGTCCACCTGGGCTCTTAAATGCTTTACTTGAGCTTCTGCGGCATCTGAAACAGCTTTAGAAGCGTCAGTGCCTTCTCTATTTGCAGCTAATTTCTTAGAAGTAGCAACTGCTATCTTATTCTCTAAACTCTCTAACTCTGAGGCGTATTTCACTTCTAGGTTTCTCAGTTCTGTAATAGCTTTACGCTCTATTAACAGCTGTTGAGTTTGGGGCACTAAACTTAAGTATATATTCTCTATTTTTTCTTGTATGTTCAACTGAGCAGCTAACTCTTTACTAATCTTACTATAGTTACTACTTTGAATATCTAAGTTGTCTTTCTGCTCCTTAATTAACGAGTTTATTAAGGCCTCTTCCCCGGATATAAAGTTTAATTCAGCTTTTAGCTTCTTTATAGTGAATTTTCTCTCATTATAAGCTTTTCCCCCCTTTGCTATTTCTGTAGTAATCTTTTGCTGGTGTTCTAGTTCTTTTAACAGCTCTTTTTTTCCTGCAGACTTTAATACTGCTGCACGTCTCCCCAATTTATACGCAGACTCTAGCCCTACTAAAGTAGTTTTACTTAGCTCTTGCATATCCGAGATATTATCTTTTAAGAAAATAGAGTCTATAGCTGCTTGTAGTATAGTAGCATACTTATGGTATATAGCTGCACGCTTATCAAACATCCTCTCTAATATACTGTTTTTTTCTTCTTCTTGTGCTTTTACGAGTTGTAAATTTGCTTTTGTCNTCTCCGCCTCTGCAACTAAGATATCTTCACGTATTTGGGCAGTTATATGAGCATGTTTTTTTAGTTCCTTAACTCTATTAGCTAATGCAATTTTCTCAAGAGCAGCAACTTGCTCAAGGAAGCTATCCTTCGCAGATAGCTCTCCTGAGTCAAACAGCGCCTTATAGGCTATTTTTATAGAGTTTATCATAGGGTCGAACCCTTCCCCCAGTGCTTCTGAAGCAGGGGAAATTTTATTTACAAAAGCTAGTAAGCTTTTAGTAGTCCTATTTAGCTCAGTTTGTAAACCACCTAAATTAGTTTTTGACTCCCCTAGTTTTTCACTTAACTTGTCTAGCTTATCAAAATCAGGTTCGACTTCTAAGTAATCCTGCAGGTCTTTATTGTCCCTGAAATTCTCCACAAAAGCCGCTGCTTGGTTATTAAGTACCCCTAGTTTCATTACTAGGCTTTGGAAAAAAGTTTCAAAAGTATTAACCACTTTATCATACTCAGTTTTAGGTAGTAGAGACTTTGCCATCTCTTTTATATTTTTAGTTAATTCTTTGGCCCCTTTCGTCGACTCCCCTATTGCAGAAGATATCTCTAGTAAATTACTACTAACTCGGGCACTCGATATATTTAAACTATCAAAGACCTGGGTAAGCGTACTTAAACCTTTCTCTCCTGCCAGATTACTAAGGCCTTCTACTGTGGTACCTGCTGAAGTCATGGCGGCCTGAATAGCTCCATTAATCTTAGTATCCCCAAAACCTTGCCAAATCTTTAAGTTCTTTGATAGCTGTGCACCTACCTTATTTACGTCATTAAACGCTCCTAGTTCTTTTATCTTTTTTATGGCTACTAACTGATCCGTAAAGGTATCTTTAAACCCCTTTAGAGTGTTGCCCATTATCTTATATTGCTGCTCTAAATCCGCAGCGCTTTTTAAAGTATAGGCTTGTATAGCATTATACTTGGCTAAAGCTTTTTCTAAAACATCATGGTCACCTTTTAATTCGTCGAACGTGTCTGTTAGGGCTTTGTTACCTGCAGTTAGAATACCTAATTGCTCCCCCCACTTTACTATTTTATCCCCAAACATAGAGAACGCCATCATAGCCAGCCCTATCCAACCTAATGCGGCGGAGAATGCTGTCATTATAACTTTACCCGCAGAGGCTGCTGCAACCTTCATAGTACTAAAAACGGACGAAACTGCAGTACCTGCAGTTTTTGCTATAAAGGAAATATTTGTCCAAGTTCTAGTCCACATGCTTGTAATTGCTGTAGTACTTTTCTTAGTAGACTTTTCACTTAATATATTAAGACTATCTACGGAGGCTTTAAGGTGCCTCATATCATTGATATTAACCAGAATACCCTTATGACTAACGAACCCGTCTTTTGTAGCAGTGTGTGATTTAGCTAGGACTGCATTAATAGTACTAAGCATCCTCTGGCCTTTTTGCTTGGTCCACTTTTCATCAAAGAAAGTGCCCTTAGCCATCTGCTCCCCCGTAACTTTACCAAATACCCCTGGCTTAATATTAGATGTTTCAGTTTTTAGTGCTGCTTTTGCTACCCCTTCTACACCTCCAGTGAATGACGCCTTAATAGCCTTTCCACTAGTAGCTAACTTAGTGCCTGCTTTTGAGGCTGAAGTCGCTAAATCGTCCCATGCTTTACTCATAGCCTCCATAGGTTTTGTTGCTGCAGCATTAAACGTATCATTAATAGCCATCATCACGTTTCTAAAAGCAAATATAATTAGAGCCGCAGCTGCTTCTATATTCTCACTGAAGAACTTGAACGCAGGCTCTAATGTGTTATTTATAAAACCTAGTATTTTTTGTACTATATCCGCCAGGTTCGCAGCTAATTTATCGTAAGGGTTGGAGTCTAATTTATCTGCTAAGTCTCCGAATTTTTTTAGACCTTGCTCAATCGTTTCATTGGCGAAAGCCTGTTGTCTTTCATACGCAGATAGCTCATTAACACTCTTACCTAAGGCTCTAGCATACTTTTCTGTTGCTGGCCCTAGTTTTACAATTAAGCCTAATTCGTCTAAGATTTCCGGCTCTAGTTTTACTACACCTCGGGTTAATCTATCTACAGCGTCGGGTAAACTTCTACCTAATGCTAGCGCGGCGCCTTTTGCCACCTTTGCTAATTGAGTTAATTGCTTCTCCCCCATACCTGCCGAAGATGCAAAGGATACTGTACGCATAGACTCAGCTAAACTTACTGCTCCTCCAGCTGCCTCTCTGAAACCTTCTGCCATTCTGTGAAGATTCGTACCCGAGGCTGCTCCCATATGCTCAAGACCCTTGACCATAATAGAGGTATCCATGGCACTTTTAAGCAGCTCAAAAGCCGCACTTAGTGCGAAAGCTTTCGCAGCAATCGTTGCATAGACCGCAACAAAGCCGCCCATACCTTTGGCCATGTTAGACATATCCTTTCCGGCCTTTCCGGAAGAGCCGGAGATGCCTCGATTTGACCGATAGACATCACTAGCGGAATCTGAATACTCTTTATTAGCTTTAGTACTATCTTTAGTAGCTTTAGTGTTCTTTTTTGTATTCTTAGAAGTGTTCTTCCCTGGAGCGCCCGCTCCCGATCCGCCCCCTATGCCTACCGTTTTAGACCCGATATTATTTAAGACTTTTTCAAGTTCCTTAGCTGTCGCCAGTACTTCTTTTAACCCTTGGTCGGTAACTTTGATTACTACGGACTTCTTTGCCAAACCTTATCTCCTAAAATGCCTTCTGGGAATGTAAAAATTCCTCATCTATGCCACCATTATACGCTATAATGCCCTAAATGTCAAGTGAAAATTTTCAATAGACGAAAAAAAGAGTACAATAACGGTTAGTTATTGTACTCTTTTCCAGGTTAAAAACCCTACCTATCAGTGCTTCTTGGACTTTTGTTTCTGTTGCTCCATATAATATCTCATATACTCATTTTCGATAGTAGATACTAAGGACATTACTTCCCTAACATTTTCTACTTCGTAAACTCGGAACAAGTCGAACATCCCCGCTTTGTTCTTACCCATAAATGTCCCAGACATACCCTCCCAAATATCCTGCAAGGATTGGTATATCTGCCACGCCTCTTGGGCCTCAACTAGTAAATCTTCAAATCTTGGAGGTATTTCCTCCGGCTTAGGTTCTTCACCTAGTTCCTCCATCATCATAAAGTACTGCTCTGCAGTCATTCCTGATTGTAAGGACTTGATAAAGAATACTAAGCTTTTTTGAGCTTCTTCTAGTTGTTCTTGGTAAAATTTGACAAATCGCCTACCATTTCTGATACCCACGTGTCAAACTCATTAGAGTTCTTCATCATTACTAAAGCATTTTCATCTGAGAACTCTAATTCAGCTCCTAGATCTTCTACACCTTCAAGGTCTACTAAAATAAAGTCTGTTAAAAACTTGTATTTTAAACCTTTCCAGCCTTTTACTACGCCATTAACGTATGCTTTTAAGAACAACTCTTCATCCATCTCTTCCTTTGGTTGACGAGTCTTTCTATCAAACTTAGTTGTAGTTGCTTTTTTACGGATTTTTAATAACTCTTCTCTTGAAAGAAAGGCTAATTTTACGCTGAAGCCTTCATATCCAGGATAATCAAAATCAACGGTCTTACTTGGGGTTAATAAACTAGATAAATTTGGTCCAGCCATATTATTCTCTCCTTAAACACAATTCTGGTCGTATACTTACGTTGCGCTTTTTAAAATACTCTCTCGAGAAGAACACTTTAAAAAGCACCCCACCGAAGTGGGATACTTTTAACTACTTATACAGTAGCTAGATATTTAACTTCCATAACGTCTGCTGCAGTCATTGAGGCACCTTCCGCAGTAAAGTTGATAGTAGTACTAATAACATCCGCTACGTCAATAGATGGTACTTCTAAGTTAGCGTGGTTGAACTTGAAGTTAACCATAGGAGCTGCTGCGCCCCCCATGTTTAGGTTTAATACATACTCATTACTTGTAGAAGTAGTAGAAGCTAATAAGTCACTTATTAGCGTGGCTGAATCATAACCTTTGGCAGCTGTAGAGCCATCGTGATCAGGACCTGTACCACCAGAACGTAAATAAGTCGTCATTGTACCTGTAATATTACGTACACCTGTAAACCCACCAATTGGAGTATTTACAACACCTAACTCATCTGGAGTCAAGTAAGTTACACCATTATCAATACTGACTGAACCACCAGTAAGAATAATTTGATAGAACTCACCGTCTTTAGCGCCGCCATTTGCGTCTACTAGAGTTACTGTAGATAGCTTGTTACGAATATACTCTGGTTCGAAAACTTTTTGAGTAGCTGAATCGCCTGCTAAACCTACCCCATGAGTACCAGAAAGAGTAGTTGACCCTACCCCATTATGTACAGGCATAACTTTACCTGCAGTTGAAGGAGGCATGTCAGACAAAGTAATTTCTTCTAATGTTTCTCCTTGCCCCGCCCACGCTATTTGTGCGATACCATCAATACTAAAATCGATTTCAGCAGTATTTACTAAAGCTTTATTAATTCTGTAGTATGTTTTATTGCTTCCATCTGATAATTCGAAAAAGACATATAACGTAGTTAATATGTCTTTATCAGAATTTAGTGTATTCATAGTCATACCAGTAGAACCCGTACCTTCTAACGTATAGAAAGGGGTCCATGAGGTATTACTAGGTGTAGCTACTGTTTGTCCCGCCGTAAGTAAAGATTCCCACATTAACTTTTCAACAGCACTAGAATGTGATACTGGAGTAGTTCCTGCGGTACGCTTATACGGACGGATATATGTAGTGAAAGACCAGTCTACTGGATTTCTTGACGTGTTAAAAGATTTTTTACCACGTTTAGCATCCGCACCTGCTTCACTTAATGAAATTTCTGCCGTAGCTGTAGTTTGCGAGAATGAGAAGCCGTCTAATACATTTAATTGATATGTATTTGCTGCCTTCATTGCCGTAGTATCATTAGTTGTGCTAATGTATAACTTACTGTTACGGATCAGATTAATATGACTTGCTGCCATTTGTCTATCTCCTATTAAAGATTATATTTCGTACTGGGCTTGTAATTGGAACTCGCCGACACCTATTGGTGCTAAAAGTCCCTCATCGGTAGTGATAGATATAATTCTTAAATCTGCCACTTTCTGGTCCGCCTCATACGCTAAATCAGAGTTATCCTCTATTTTCTTTTCTACCTCAACTAATATACTTTCCAAGGCTTCGACTGGGTCTTCCTCTTGGACATATATTCTGATGGTTAAGGTTAAATACCCCCACTTAAAAGCGCCGGGTAAGTATTCTCTTGTCTCGTTTCCTGCTGTAATTCCCACGAAAGGGAAGTCTACGATTTCATCCCAAAATACTAACTTATCAGTTACATTTTGGTATAAGTCACATATGTATACATTAGGAACTTTAACCTCACAAGTATAAACAAAACTATCAAGATTTGTTAAACCTGTGAAACTAGACTCTGTTGTAGTGCCGCTTAGCTCTACCACTTGGTATCCTGTAGTAGCCTCTACCCCGGCAATCGCTGCCGGTATGGAGTCATAATGTGTTAGAGAGTTAAATAATTTGTTAGTTCCAGTATCTGTAATAGAAACTGAAGAACTTGCTCCAGTGGAGATGCTCTTAATTTCTAATTTACCAGAACTACCTAAAAATTTAACAGTACACCCGCCTATAAGAGACTCTAGTTTTACAACTAAAGCATTATAGTTCGTTGCCGTACTTCCGAGTAAAGAGACGGGGTTAGCGACTCCATCGATAGTAACTGTGGCAGTATAGGTTGTACTTGTGTTTAATCCTGTAGAATCAGTTTGTTTGGTTGACGCAGGGTCTAAATGAACCCTCTGATAACCATTAGTAGGATCAGTACCGTCTACAGCATTTTTTATTTTTACAAAACCGCTTAAACTCGAAAATAACCTTCTTGAACCAGTGTCCCTTAAAGCTATCTTTGAGCTGCTACCACCGGTAGCATTTGTTATTCTAAGATCATTGTTTCCATCAAGGGATGCGGTAGCCCCTTTCAATGACACATTGAATGCATTTAACAAGTTGCCGAATGTTGGTACTGCTGAACCAGCTGTACTAAACTTTTGTGTTGCGGCTATCTCGTTTAATTTTGTAACTAGTGATTTTACTATTTTTGATCTGGCAGACATCTTTACTCCATGTTACGGTAAAGATCTAATACTCTCTTAATATGAGGTGGAAAGTCTGTTGACTTAACATGCTCTACAGAAGTGTCTCCGATAGACTTTCTAGGAGTTTGCTCCTTTCTTAAATAGTATGTAATTAAATCGTATGTTGCTAGTTTTAAGTCTTTAGGCACATCAATAGAGTCGTATCCTCCACGGTACTTTACTCTAATGCCTTTGAATACGTTTGAAGGTAAGAAGTTTCTTGCCCCAATATAATCTGCTCTTATGCCATCTTCATCTAAGAAGTAGTCTGTATTTTTTACTAATACTGTGTAAGTTACTCCACCATCTTCAGAGTAAGCTACTTCAGTACCTGCGTAACTATCTAAGATTGGCCACTCAACAGTGTATAATTTGTTAACATTTGTGGTATCGAAGTACTCTGTCTTAGTAACATTGTACCAATCACAGAATGTACGACCACAGTAGTTCTTAATCAAGTCACTAACGTGTCCTGTTAATACAGATAATTTAGAGTCATTAGTGCCAGACGTAATACCTTGGTAGTCTTTATACTCATCTGATGTTACTAGATCTGACATTCTTTCTCCATTATATGTTATACTAATTACAACTCAATGAATTATAATTAGTATAACCGGGTGCCGAAGCACCCGATTACTAGTTAGCTAAATATTAAGAATATTTAAGTAACGCTACACCGTTAGCAGTAGTAGCAGAAGCTTGGTCTAAACCAATGAATCCAGTACGCATGCTTGATACGATGATTGACTTTTGCTCTTCAACAGAACGATCTGACTCAGTCATAAGACCACGTAGAGTTCCTGTTTTAAAGTAGCTAGTATTTACGATCACTGAGTGAGCTTTACCAGCGGCTGCAGCTTCAAACTTATCAGAAACGATAACTTTAGAACCAGAGATTGAACCAACATAACCTTTGATTTGCATCAATTGAGAATCAGTTACTTTATCAGCACTTGTAAATGTAGCATCATCAATTAGATCGTAGTACACTGTAGGTGATACAACGTAAACTAATTCACCAGGATTCTGACCATGTAAGCCCATAGCACGACGTGCAGCAGCAAAGTCAATGGCAGCAACCTTAGCTGTAGAAGCTTTAGGCGTCTTAGTAGCCGCTGTAGTTGCCCACGAAGCTAAACCACGAATTGGGTTAAACGTTCCACCAGCAACAGTAACACCAGTACCACGTAACAACGCAGTATCGATTGAGTTAGCAATACGTTGAGCCATATGACCACGAACGATTGGAAGAATTGGAAGCAATGCATCCTCATTCTCTTCATAACCGATGTATTCCTTAGTTACTAACTTATGAGCTGTTAGTGATATTTCATTAAGGTTAGTTGAAGCTTCAGAACCAGTTGATGCTGCGCCACGGTAAGAACCTGAATGAATCCACTCACCAACACCTGCACCAGGGTTAGTAGGGATACGCATAGTCTCAGTAGACATAGTGATGTTATCAAACATAGGAGCTACAACTAAAGATTGTTTAGCTACATCATATACGTTTGAATTGAACTCAGTTTCCCAATCTGCATCATCAACACCATGTTGACGGCCAGACTTAGTTACTAGGTTATCAAAGTACTTAGTACCCTTCATATCACGACGTAAGATTTTAGACAACAATACTGAATTCATCTTCTCTTCTGAAGTGATTGCATTAACCTCTTCTGGAGTAGCGAACTGCATCTTAGATACACGTAAAGCTTCTAACTCATCTTTGTTTTCTTTTAATTCAGCGTGTAAACCATCTAAAATATCTTTTAAAGATGCTTCTGAGTCCGCTGCACGTTTAGCAACTTCTGCTTCTAAACGTTCTACACCAGTTGAAATTACTTCAATGTGTGTTGCTTGTGCCTTTTGGGCAGCTTTAGTATCAGCTTCTTGTGTTGCTTTTACTTCAGCTTCGATTGCTACTTGCTCAGCAGTTGCTTTATCAGCAGCTGCTTTTTCCATAGCTTCCATTTTGAGTGTTAACTCTTCTAATTTATCCATTTTTAATTTCTCCTTAAGGATAGTTTCATTACTTGCTTCTGAAGATTCATCAACGATTGTTTCTGTTTCCTCAGCTTCAATGTACTCTTTTTTAAACTCTGCGTAGTCCTCATCACCTAAAGCTTTTGCAATGCTAAAAGTAGAGTCTTGATTTGCAGGTACTGATACTACCGAAATTTCAAGTAGTTCTAAATCTTTGATATAAAATACATCGTCTTCTCTGTCATAATCTGCGTCCTTGATGGAAAATCCAACGCTGAATGTCTTGAGAATACCGTCTTTAATCAAAGAGTATACGTCGCCAGCTGCAGAAGATATTTCTGCAACCACTTCCAAACCTTTATCAGTAATACTGTAATCTACAGTAGTACCAATTGGTTTAGAATGATTGTGATATGCTAATACAATCGGATTTTTTAAATAATTGTCCATTCCGCCCTTTAACCAAGCAGCTTGTTCAATTATATCTCCTGAACGATCTTTGACCGTCGTATTTGCATACCCCTTTATTTTTAAAACGTCGCCATCGCCAATTGATTTCTCAAAGGTTCCGACTAGGTTTAAAGTTTTATTAGTCATGCTAATCTCCAATTTATTTGAGAGGGCACTGATCCACTAACACTTATAATTATACCAGGGTTTTATAATTTTGTCAAGTGAAAGTTTC